CGATCGGGACCTGCTCCAACGCAGGCTGATGGCTCCGACGGACGGAACCCTGCGCCCAGCCCTCCCGGTGCACTTTGACGAATACACCCACACGCTGACGATCCGCGCCAAGGCCAAACCCTGGGTGATCAAAGGCGAGCGTCAAGCCGCGGCGGTGCGATACCTGTTCGCGCAGGCGCAAAACGGCCGCTGGCTGCTGTCAGCCGCGGAGATCTTGGGCGCAGCCTATCCAGGCCAGAAGTCCGCGCGCAGTCAACGCCTGCAGAATCTGTTCAGCGGCAACACCGACTGGGAGGACTACATCGCCAATCCGGAAAAAGGGAAATACGGTTTCCGCCTCGACTGATCCGGGCTCACGTTTTTCACCACTGCGACCAACCGCCTTCGGGCGGTTTTTTATTGTCCGGGGTTCGCTCAGCCGCTTTTGATGCAGCCCGTACATCCGCCCGTACATGGCGGTGGCAGACGCCCGTACATCGCACCTCCGACACTGGCCACGCGTTTTCGCAATCACCCGACAGGAGAACGACGTGCTGGTCAAACATCTCAATCAACGGCAACTGGCCGACCGCTGGGGCCTCAGCGAAGCCTCGCTGGAGCGTTGGCGTTCCGAGGGCATCGGTCCGGTCTATCTCAAACTCCACGGCCGGGTGCTGTACCGGCAGGCAGACATCGAGGCCTACGAGGCGCGGCACCTGCGCCGCAGCCCGGGACACGCGGTCCACACCGGAGGTGCGGTATGAACACCGTCACCCTGGATACCCTCCGCAACCTCAGCGTCGGCGACATCGCCGCACTCTCACCCGAGGCGCTGTTCCAACTTCGTCAGGCCGCAACGGAGCGGCTGGCGACCGCCAAGGCACTGGCCGACCAGCTCGAGCAAGCCTTGGACCGGAAATACGCTGAGACGGCCAAAGCGCTGCGCCTCTCTCAGGGCAAGGACACCGGCGTCGTCCACTTCGATGACGGGGCCGTGCGCATTTCGGCTGACCTGCCGAAGAAAGTCGAATGGGACCAGCCGCTTCTGGCCGAGATCGTCCAGCGCATCCAGGCCAACGGCGAGGACCCGGCCGAGTTCGTCGAGGTCAGCTACCGGGTCAGCGAGACGAAATTCAACGCCTGGCCGGAATCGCTCCGCCGGGTGTTCGCGCCCGCGCGCACCCTGAAGAGCGGCAAGCCCGGCTTCCGGCTGGCGTGGTTGCCGGGAGGTGAGCGATGAACGGATTTCCGATCATCACCGCCGATCAGCGCCTCGCCGAGCCGCGCGGGGTCAAGGGCGTCCTGGCGGGCAAGAGTGGCATTGGGAAGACGTCCCAACTCTGGACCCTGAAGCCGGCAGCCACGCTGTTTTTCGACCTCGAGGCCGGCGACCTGGCCGTCGAAGGCTGGGCCGGCGACACCCTCCGGCCCCGCACCTGGCCCGAGTGCCGGGATTTCGCGGTGTTCATCGGCGGACCGAATCCGGCGTTGCGCGACGACCAACCCTTCAGCCCGGCGCACTACGCCGCGGTCTGCGACCGCTTCGGGGATCCGACGGCACTGGAGCGGTACGAGACGGTGTTCATCGACTCGATCACGGTCGCCGGGCGCCTGTGCCTGCAGTGGTGCAAGGGCCAACCGCAAGCCTTCTCGGAGAAGACCGGCAAGCCGGACAACCGCGGGGCGTATGGGTTGATGGGCCAGGAGATGATCGGCTGGCTGACGCATCTCCAGCACACCCGCAATAAGAACGTCTGGTTCGTCGGGATCCTCGACGAGAAGGTCGACGACTACAACCGCAAGGTGTTCGCGCTGCAGATCGACGGCTCCAAGACCGGCCTCGAACTGCCAGGCATCGTCGATGAGGTCATCACCCTTGCCGAGCTGAAGGCCGATGACGGCAGCCTCTCCCGCACCTTCGTCTGCCAGACGCTCAATCCCTGGGGCTATCCCGCCAAGGACCGGTCCGGCCGGCTCGACCTCGTCGAGGAACCCCACCTCGGGCGCCTCATGGCCAAGATCGCCGGTCCCGCCAAACCCGCCCCCGAACGCCTGGACTTCGCCCGTCCGGAAGCCACCCCTGCTCAGGAGCTTTGATCATGTCCACCTGGAACGATTTCAACAACGCTGACAACCAGTCCTCCTTCGACGTCATTCCGGCCAAGACCCCGGTCAAGGTCCGGATGTCCATCAAACCCGGTGGGTTCGATAACCCGCATTTCGGCTGGACCGGGGGCTACGTCACGCGCAACAGCACGACCGGCGCCGCGTATCTCAACTGCGAGTTCGTGGTGCTCGAGGGCCCCTATGCCAAGCGCAAGGTCTGGAGCCTGATCGGCCTCCATTCCGAGAAGGGTCCGGAGTGGGCCAATATGGGCCGCAGCTTCATCCGGGCGCTGCTCAACTCGGCGCGGGGCATCCATCCCAAGGATGAGACGCCCGCCGCCCAGTCCGCGCGCTGCATCCAATCCTTCGCCGACCTCGACGGCATCGAGTTCGCTGCGCGCATCGACGTGGAACGGGACCAGCGCAGTGGCGAGGACCGCAACGTCATCCGCACCGTGCTGCAGCCGGATCACCCGGACTATGCCGCCGTAATGGGCGCGGGCGGTTTCCGGGCCCCGGCTCCCGCCAATCCAACTTCGGCCGCCACCGCTTTCTCCGCGCCGTCTGCAGCCACCACGCCCACGGCAGGTCCGGCCAAGCCGTTCCGGCCGGCCTGGGCTGAGTGAGGAGGCGCGCATGAACGATTGCCTCCATGAGTTTCAGCACGTCCCGATCACGGACCTGATCCTCGACGATGCCCTCCAGCCCCGCTGCGAAATCGACCTCAGCCTGATCGAGGACTACGCGATGCTGCTGATGGAAGGCACCGACCTTCCCCCGCTGACGGTGTTCCGCGATCGCGCGGAGCGCCTCTGGCTCGCCGATGGCTACCACCGCTTGCGCGCCCATCGGGCGCTGGACCGCACCGAGGTGCCCTGTGACGTGCAGGCCGGTGAGCGGATCGACGCGATCCAGTACTCGGTCGTGGCCAATGCCAAACACGGCAAGCCGCGCTCCCGGGGCGATCTCGCCCGCTCCTACGAAATCTTGAAACGGGAGGGGCTGGTGGTGCCCGGCGATGCGGCGCGGGTCCGGGAACTGCTGCAGTGCTCCGGCGAACGCGCCTTCACGCTTAGTCGGGCGGATCGGGACCGAGCTAAACGAGACCGCGACCGCACGATTCTCGAGAAGCGCGAAGCAGGAAAAAGCGAAGGCGAAATCGCCCGAGAAACCGGAGTGCCAAGACCAACCGTCTACAGGGTACTCGACCAGGCTGTCCAAAACTCCGAAACGGAATCTTGGACAACCCCAGCGGACTGCGGTCGAGCGGTGCACTTGCCTGTGACGGCAGTGGACGGCGAAGCAATCGCCGAAACACGTTCTGGACTACGCCAGGCGTCACCGGACTTAACCGCTGGGGAGGACGCGCAGCAGGATCAGGCAGCCCAGCCGCTGCCGGTTCCCAATGGACCGCCAGTTGCTCCGGATAGCCTGCGCTTCGAGGACTACGTCGACCCGGTGGCGTTGGAAGCCTGGTACCGCGTGATCAAGGCGCTACAGGCCATCGCCGCCCTCGAACCCGTACCCGCCCTCATCCAATCGCCGTGCCCGCAGGTCTTCCATGCGGTCGAGGCCGCCTTGCCGGCGGCCGCGGCTTGGCTGCAACGCTTTGAACAGGAGTTTCCCCATGTCAAACAGCTACCCGAAATTGCTTGAACAGAGCTTGCAGGCACTGGACTCGCCGCGCGGCGTATCGCCAGCGGCCATTGCGCAACGGGTGTTCGACGCGCTGGTCGACGAGGAACCGTCGCTCGCCGATGGGCGCGCCTTCCGCTTCTGTGAACTCGGTCAGTTCGCCTACCGCGGCGTCCAGGAACGGGTCCGCAAGGACATTCGTAACCAGGTGTCCGCTGAGTCGGGTCAGACGCGGCTGTTTCCCGGCTTGGACCTGCGCTACACGGTGGTGCACGCGGACGGGGTGGAACGGCAGATCGAGCACGCCCACATGACCCGGCCGGAGTGGCTCTCGGCCGAGGGGCTGTTGCGCCACAAGGCCCTTGAAACACTGCGCAAGGCCGAGGCCCTGGAGCAGTGCCGGCTGTCCTTCGATCATCTGTGGGCGGAACACCCGGAGTGGCCCGCCGCGCAGGTGTTTGCGCTGGCCGCCGTCAGCGCCGAGCGCACAGCGGGCCGCCGGGTGCGTCGCACCCAACCGTCCGCGGCGACCGGAGGTCTCCAATGATCCTCCGCAAACGTCAGCAGGTGTTCGTCCAGCGCTGCCTGGCGGCGTTGGAGACGCACGGCAATACCCTCGGCACCGCACCGACCGGGTCGGGCAAAACGGTCTGTTTGTCGGCCGTCGCCGGCCGCGTTCTGACCGAGCCTGAGGCGAAGGTCTGCATCCTCGCGCACCGCGACGAACTGACGGGCCAGAACCGCGCCAAGTTCAGCCGCGTGAATCCCGGCGTGACCACCTCGGTGTTTGATGCCACGGAGAAGTCCTGGGACGGGCAAGCCGTGTTCGCGATGGTGCAGACGCTGAGCCGGGAGAACCATCTCCGGAGTCTGCCACCGCTGCGGATGCTGGTCGTGGACGAGGCCCATCACGCCCCCTCGACGACCTACCGCCGGGTGATCGACACGGTGCGGGAAAAGAATCCCGACGCCTGGCTGTTCGGGGTCACCGCCACGCCGAACCGCGGCGACGGGGTGGGTCTCCGGCCAGTCTTCTCCAACGTCGGCGACCAGATCGGCCTGGGCGAACTGATCGCCTCCGGCCATCTGGTCCGTCCGCGGACTTTCGTCATCGATCTCGGGCAACAGGAGGAACTGCAGGCGGTCCGTCAGACCGCGGCCGACTTCGACATGACCGCGGTGGAGGCGATCCTCAACACCGCGCCGATCAACCAGGCGGTGGTACGCCACTGGCGGGAGAAGGCTGAGGGCCGGAAAACCATCGCGTTCTGCTCGACCGTGGCCCACGCCGAGTCGGTCTGCCAAGCCTTCGTGGATCAAGGCATTCCGGCGGTGTTGATCCATGGGGAACTGTCCGAGCAGGACCGCCGTTCCCGGCTGCGCGAGTACGAGCAGGGGCCGGTGCAGGTGGTCGTGAACGTCGCCGTCTTGACCGAAGGCTACGACTACCCGCCGACGTCCTGCGTCGTGCTGCTGCGCCCCAGCTCCCATGCCTCGACCTTCGTGCAGATGGTTGGCCGGGGACTGCGGGTGGTCGATCCGCAGGAATTCCCGGAGATGATCAAGGAAGACTGTTTGATCCTGGACTTCGGTACCGCGTCCCTGCAGCACGGCTCCCTGGAGCAGGCGGTGCAACTGGACGGCAGTGAATACCAAGGCGAGGCGCCACTGAAAAACTGTCCTGCTTGCGACGGCAGTGTCCCCTTGGGCACTCGGGAGTGTCCCTTGTGCGGTTATGTCTGGGCGCGGCTCGAAGGCGACTCCACACTGCCGCTGACCGACTTCGCCATGACCGAGATCGATCTGCTGCACCGGTCCTCGTTCCTGTGGTGCGACCTGTTCGGCGACGACTGTTCACTGATGGCCACCGGCTTCAACGCCTGGGCCGGGGTGTTCCTTCTGGAGGGCCATTGGCACGCCGTCGGCGCGGCCAAGGGTCAAGCGACCCGGCGCCTGGCCATCGGTGAACGCCTCGTCTGCCTGGCCCAGGCCGACGACTTCCTCAATACCCATGAGACCGAGGACGCGGCGCACAAGAGCCGCCGCTGGTTGCACGAGCCGGCGACCGAGAAGCAGCTACAGCATCTGCCGCCGCAGTTTCGGAACGACTTGGGGCTATCCCGTTACCGCGCCTCGACGCTGCTGTCGTTCCGTTTCAACCGGCCGGCAATCCGCCAGGCGGTGGGGCTATGACGTACCCGGCGTGTTTCCCGTCCCAGGCGCAGTACGACCAGTGGGCCCGCCTCGCGCGGCAGAGCGGTACCGATCCGACCTGGCCCTGCATCGACTGCACCAAGGCGTTCCAACGCCGGATGTATCAGCTCGGACGTTGCGAACACCCCGAGGCCTTCCCCGGAGACCCCCGACCATGCCCTGTGCCATCTGCAGACGCCACCCCCGAGGCTTCCTCTGGCAAGACCCCGACCACCGCCCAACCGAAACCCAAGGCGGCGAACAAGGGCGGCCGGAAACGGCGGCGTTCTGCTCCTTCCGCTGCCAAACGCTGTTCGGGGCAATCCGGAAAAGCCGGGCAGCCCGGTGCCGCCAAGGCCAAGCCGAGGAGGCAAACATGATTGATGCCAGCGAGACCGAAAAGGCCGCCATGGCGGCCGCGCTACGCCCGTTGGGTGACTACGTCGTGGCAGTCGGCGTCGAACGTCCGCTCGCGGTCTACCGCCGGGACGAGATCCTGACCCTGATCGAGCTCGTCATCGACGCTTATCAGGCCCATCTGCTCGCAGTCGCCGAGCGGGAAGCCGCGCGCGAGGACGCGCTGTTCCGCCGGCTCGAAGCCTGCCGCCAAGCCGCCCCACCCAAAGGAGTGCCGTTCTGATGCTGGATTTTAATCACACGGTCACGCCCGCCGAACGACTGAGTGCGCTGGTCGACGGTGCGCTGCAGGACGCGGAGGCGAAGGCCACCCGGAGAGCTTATCTCGGTGCCTCCCGGCTCGGCGTCGCCTGCGAACGGGCGTTGCAATACGAGTACGCCCAGGCCCCGGTCGACCCGGGGCAAGGATTCTCGGGGCAACTGCTACGCATTTTCCGCCGCGGTCATGTCATCGAGGATTGCATGGTCGAGTGGCTGCGCTTGGCCGGGTTCGATCTGCGGACCCGCGACCGCCACGGCGAGCCGTTCGGGTTCTCGATGCTCGAGGGCCGCCTGCAAGGCCATGTCGACGGCGTGGTGGTCGGTGGGCCTGAGGGCTTTGCTTATCCCTGCCTGTGGGAGAACAAGTGCCTCAACGCCAAGTCGTGGCGCGAGTTGCAGAAGCACGGGCTGGCGGTCGCAAAACCGGTCTATGCCGCGCAGGTCGCGGTGTATCAGGCCTATCTCCAACTGCACGAGCACCCGGCGCTGTTCACCGCGGTCAATGCCGACACGCTGGCGATCTATACGGAGCTCGTCCCCTTCGACGGCGCCCTGGCGCAGCGCATGTCCGACCGCGCGGTGAAGGTGATCACGGCCACCGCCGTCGGCGAGCTGCTGCCCCGTTCGTTTACCGATCCCACCCACGTCGAATGCCGGTTCTGCGCCTGGCAGGACCGCTGCTGGAGGAACGCCTGATGAGCCAAACCGACACCCCGGTGACAGGTGCCGCCGGGCGCGCTCGGGAACCGTTCGCACCGCAAACCCGAAACAGCCGCGAGGTCGAGTGGTCGGCGGCGGCCGTCGCGGGCTGGTACACGCCCGACCACCGCGTCGACCCGCTTCTGGCACTGGCGCGCGAGCAGACCGTCGCCACGGTGGACGCCCTGCTGGCCGAGCTGCCCGAGCGGGAAGCTGAAGTGTTGCGGCTGCACTTCGGGATCGGCGAGGAACAGTTGCCGCTCTGGGCGATCGCTGACCGGTTGCGACTCTCCCCCGGCCGGGTCCGGTCGCTCGAGCAGCGGGCCCTGCGCCACCTGCGGGTCCGGCGCACTCCCCTGTGGGAGCGGGCGATCGCACTGCTCGTTCCGGAGGTCTGAGATGCTGGACTTCAACGACGCACCGCCCAACGGTGACGCAGCCACGTTCGAACTCAAGGCCCGCAAGGAGGCCATCCGGGCGCAGCTTTTGGCGCGCATCGAGCCATTCCTGCACTGGCTGTTTCCGCACGGCACCGTGCGCGGCCGGAAGTTCTACATCGGCAATCTCCGCGGCGATCCCGGCGACAGTCTGGAGATCGAACTCGCGGGTACCAAGGCCGGGCTCGGCTACGACCACGCCACCGGCGAAGCCGGCGACCTGTTCGCCTTTCTGGCCCAGCGCGAGGGATTGGATGCCCGCCGGGAGTTCCGGCAGGTGCTGGCGGCGGCCGAGCGCTGGCTGGGTACCGCGGAACCCGCAGCGGCGCCACCGAAGAAGCCTAGAGCGCCGGCCCTGGACACGCTGGGTCCGGCCACGGCCAAGTGGGATTACTGGTCGACGGACGGCCAGTTGCTGGCCTGCGTCTACCGCTACGACCCGCCGACGGGGAAGGAATATCGGCCGCGGGATGTAGTGCGGGGCCGCGATGCCGCGCCGCCAGTGCGGCCCCTGTACAACCTGCCGGGCCTGGCCCGAAGCGACGTCGTCGTCCTCGTCGAGGGCGAGCAATGCGCCGATGCGCTGCTCCGCCTCGGGTTCTGCGCCACCACCGTGATGGGCGGGGCCAACACGCCGCTCGACAAATGTGATCTCGCGCCCCTGGCCGGCAAGACCGTGCTGATCTGGCCCGACCACGATCTGCCCGGCGCGCGCTTTGCCGAACGGGTTGCCCAGGCAGTCCTCGCCGCCGGGGCGCTGTCCTGCGCGATCCTGACGCCACCCGCGGACCGGCCGCCGAAATGGGATGCCGCCGACGCCGTCGCGGAGGACTTCGACGTGCGGCACTTCGTGGCTCACGGCCCGCGTACCGTCGTGCTACCGGAAGCGCTCCCCGAGCCACCGGCCCCACCGCAACCGGACGAGCGCACCGTCTGGGGCAGCGAGGACGACCTCGCCATGAGTTTCACCCGTCGCTTCGGTCAGGATTGGCGCTACGTTGCGCAGTGGGGCCAATGGCTGGTATGGACCGGCAACCGCTGGCAGAGCGACCAGACCCTGTGCGCCCAACACCTGATTCGCCAGGTCTGCCGGGCGGCAGCGCTCAAGGCGGACTCGGCCCGCACCGCCGCGAAGCTGTCGAGCAACGGCACCCTGGCCGGGGTGGAGCGGATGGCGCGCACCGACCGCCGCCATGCCGCGCGCGCCGAGGACTGGGATGCCGATCCGTGGTTGCTGAACACGCCCGGCGGGGTGGTGGATCTCCGCACCGGCGCGCTCCACGCCCACCGCCGCGAGGACCGGATGACCCGGTTGACTACCGCCACGCCGCGCGGCGACTGTCCCACCTGGCGGCGGTTCCTGGACCAGGTCACCGGCGGCGATGCCGACCTCCAGGCCTACCTGGCCCGCATGGCGGGGTATGCGCTGACCGGCTCGACCCGCGAACACGCGCTGTTCTTCCTGCATGGCACCGGCGCCAACGGCAAGTCGGCCTTCCTCAACACGCTGACCGCCATCCTCGGCGACTACGCCAACAGCGCGCCGATGGACACCTTCATGGAGAGCCGCTCCGACCGCCACCCGACCGACATGGCCGGACTCCGCGGCGCCCGGTTGGTCTCGGCGATCGAGACCGAAGAAGGCCGGCGTTGGGCCGAGGCCAAGATCAAGGCGCTCACCGGCGGCGACAAGGTCTCGGCGCGGTTCATGCGCCAGGACTTCTTCGAGTACGTGCCGCAGTTCAAGTTGGTCATCGCCGGCAACCACAAGCCGTCGATCCGCAACGTGGACGTCGCCATGCGGCGGCGACTGCACCTGGTGCCGTTCACCGTGACCTTTCCCGAAGAACGGCAGGATCCCCAACTCCCGGCCAAGCTCCTGGCCGAGGCCAACGGCATCCTGGCCTGGATGCTGGCGGGCTGTCTGGAGTGGCAGCGCCTTCGGCTGCAACCGCCCCAATCCGTGGTGGACGCCACCAAGGAGTACTTCGGCACCGAGGATGCGCTCGGACGCTGGTTGGAAGAACGCTGTTTCGTCGAGTCCCCGGCGCGGGCGCCGGTGGCGGAGCTCTACGAGGACTGGCGGCAGTGGGCCGACAAGTGCGGCGAGTACGCCGGCTCCATCAAGCGCTTCTCGGAAATGCTGACAGCCCGCAAGTTCGAACGGTGCAAGTTGAGTGGTGGCGCGCGGGGCTTTCACGGGCTGTCGCTGCAGCCCCATCCCCAGGCGTTTTTCGGCGGTCCCTATCGGGATGACTGACGGGGGTTTTTAAGGTGTTGATTTATCGAGCGAGTGGCAGATGGGGCAGGTCTTAACGATAAGTCTCTCACGTGCGCGCGCGTGAAGGTGATATCGATGTGATCTGCCTCATCTGCCACTCGGCTGGGATCGAAACATGTTTTTAGTGCGTGGTGTGGAGAAGGCGATGAGGATGACGACGATTTTGAGCCTGGACCTCGGCACCCAGACCGGCTGGGCTCTGAGGCAACCGGACGGTGCCATCACCAGCGGCGTTGAAGCATTCAAGCCCGGCCGCTTCGAAGGGGGTGGCATGCGCTTTCTGCGGTTCAAGCGCTGGCTGACCGAACTCAAACAAACCACTGATGGCCTGGATGCCGTGTACTTCGAAGAGGTCCGCCGGCACGCCGGCGTCGATGCCGCGCATCTCTACGGCGGGTTTCTGGCGCACCTCTCGGCCTGGTGTGAGCACCACGCGATTCCGTATCAGGGCGTGCCGGTGGGCACGATCAAGAAACACGCAACCGGCAAGGGCAATGCCGGCAAGACGGACATGGTCAACGCCATGCGCGCCCGCGGTTTCCAGCCGGTGGATGACAACGAGGCTGATGCCCTGGCGCTCTTACTGTGGGCGCTGGCGCAGGAGGGCGTGGCATGAGCGTTTTCCGCTATCGCTGCCCGTTGGGCCGCCCGTTTCCGGAGCGCCCCGATCCCGAGACCATCAAGCGCCAGGGCTGGCGCGATGAGGGCATCCTGGCGATCTCGCCACAGGATGGGCGCCTGGACTGGCTGGAACGCCAGATCCTGACGCAAATCGCCGAGCGGCTGTATGGCCGCAGGACGGTGGGCCATGAGTGAGTGGACACTGGATGAGGTTGCGGAACGCTTTCGCGAAGCCGCCGAGACGGCCCATCGGCTGCCCAAGGTCGGGGTGCAGGGCTACTTCAACACGTGGCCGGCGATCAAACGCGAGGCGCGGGAGCTTTACACCGACCCCGACCGGGTGCTGCGGTTTCCGCCGACGCCCGAGGCCATCGACCGCATGGAAGAGACCATGCGCTGGGTGCTGTGGCTCGAGGAGCCGCAACGGCATCTGGTGTGGATGCGGGCCGAGGAGTGGGGATGGCAGGACATTGCCCGCCGTTTCGGTTGTGATCGGACCACGGCATGGCGGCGGTGGCAGCGGGCGTTGGGGATCGTGGTGGGGCGGTTGTCAGGGGGAAGCGCGCGGTCTGACCGGTAGCCCGAAGTGGCACTACTCGTGTGCCAGTACCTCAATGAGCGGGCAGGAAGCTCCACCCTCACCGGTGTCGCACTGCTTCACCAAGTCGCCGAGTACCTGACGCATGGCGACCAGATCCGCCACCTTTTGATCGATCAAGGCCAACTTGCGGACGGCCAACTCACGCGTGTCGGCGCACGCGCACGTGGCCTCGAACCGCAGCAGCTCGCTTACTTCGGCGAGCGTGAAACCCAAGGCCTGTGCCCGTTTGATAAAGCGGACCCGCTGGACGGTCGCGGGCAGGTACCGACGCTGGCCCCCCAGCGGTTTGGGAGGCTCCTCCAGCAGGCCGCGCCGCTGGTAATAGCGAATCGTCTCAAGGTTCACGGCGGCTGCTGCCGCCAGTTTGCCGATGGTCAGCCCGTTGGTCATCGCGTGGCCCTTGATTCTGTACCAGGGTACGGAGTTTACAGTATGGCGTAGGTCAACACGTTCACGGAATTGGCTATGACGGCACTGACAGGTAAGGGCTCGCTGATCGCGGGCGCGCTGACCGCCTTGGGCGCCTCGGCTTGCTGTGTTGGCCCGCTGGTGCTGCTGGCGCTCGGCTTTGGCGGCACCTGGGTGGGGAGCCTCACGGCGATGGCACCCTACCGCCCGCTGTTCATTGGCCTGACGCTGCTGTTTCTCGGGCTGGCCTTCCGCCAGTTCTACCGAGAACCACCCGTGTGCGGGTCGGGAATGCCTTGTGCCAACCCGCGGACGATCGTGCGGCAGCGGCGGACTTTCTGGGTTGTGACGGCCCTTCTTGCCGGTGTCCTGGCCGCGCCATCGCTGGCCCCGTTGTTCTACTAGAGCCTCAAGGAGTTTCCCATGCGTAAACCGCTGATGGCGGCGTTGGTTGCGGTCGCCCTGGCAGCGGTGGCGGCCCCCGCGAAAACCGTCACGCTCAAGGTACCCACGATGGACTGCGGGCTGTGCCCGATCACGATCAAGAAGTCTCTGGAAAAGGTGTCCGGCGTCAGCGCGGTCGCGGTCGATCTCGACACGAAGACGGCGACGGTCACGTATGATCCAGACCAAGCCCAGCCCGAGGCGCTGACACAGGCCACCACGCACGCGGGCTATCCGTCCACCGTCGCCGAGTGAGGTGTGAAGCCATGAGGGCGGTCGTGCTGGAATCCGTCCTGACGTGTCCCCACTGCGGCTTTGCCAAGCGCGAAACCATGCCCACCGATGCGTGCCAGTTCTTCTATGAATGCACCCAGTGCCAGACGCTGCTTCGGCCGAAGCCGGGGGACTGCTGT